TTTATACCCAAAAATACTTATATGAGTAATTTAGAATCAAACGTTTGGGGTAAGAAGAAGTTTTCTGATATCCTCAAAGAAATTTACGATAATCAAAAGAAAAAAGAAGCCCAAATATCTGCATTGATAGGTGAGTTAAAACCACTTATCAATGATATTGGTGATGCTACATTAATAGTTCCGTTAATTAAAGAATATATGGAATTAGGAATCAAAAATGATGAGCAATTAGTTAAAATGGCTACCATTATTCAACGTGCCATTGCATCTAATAAATCAGAAGATGAATCATTCGGAATGACCGAAGACGAAAAAGCACAATTGTTATCTGAAGTAAAGAAATTTAATCCACAAGGATAATGGCAATTTTTAAACAAGGTTCATCTACTACTATAGGTACAAAATATGCTAACCCCCAACCAAGTTCGGGAGGTAATAGGGATATTAGAAATTCAATTGCTCAAAATGATGCTTTATTTTTACGTGTTAGAGTACTGGATATTGTTTTAAATAATGATCATCCGAAATTCCTATCTGTTGGAGAATGGAATGGAATAGGAACAATCTTTTTTGAACCATTAGATGGTAGTGCGATTACTTCAAATTACGCATATCCCATATTTCCTCAAATTAAAATGTACCCATTAGTAAATGAGATAGTTTTATTATCTGCTATTCCTAGTAAATTTTCTGAGGGTGAACAAACAACCGAAAAAGTATATTATTATTTTCCTCCTATAGGAATATGGAATCACCCCCACCATAATGCATACCCTAAAACCCCTAGCTATTCAGCATTACAAGAAAATCAACAAAATGATTATGACTCAGTAAATGGTTCATATGTAAGAAGAATAGATGAAGATCCAACAGGTATAAATTTAAACTTTACCCAATATTCCAACCCCAATCAAGATACATTTGTTGAAAAAGCAGATGTACATCCTCTTTTACCATTTAATGGAGATGTAATTTATGAAGGTAGATGGGGAAATAGTATTCGTTTTGGAAGTACAACTATAATACCACAAGATTCTAACCCATCATTAATTACTAATAACTGGTCATCTACAGGTTCAAATGGAGACCCCATTACAATTTTAAGAAATGGGCAACCTGTAAGTTCAAGCGATGAAGGTTGGATTCCTTTAACTGAAAGAGTTTCTAGAGATTTATCTTCAATTTATTTAACTTCATACCAACAAATCCCACTTAGTTTAGCAAATGAAAACTTTATTTCCTATACTACACCCCCAACAACCCCAGCACAATATACAAAACCACAAATTATTCTTAACTCAGATAGAATAGTTATAAATGCTAAAAATGATAGTGTTTTAATTAGTGGACAAAATTCTGTAGGCATTTCCTCAAATGGTAGTGTAAACATAGATGCAACTTCTCATTATATCAGCTCAAATGATATTAAACTAGGATCTAAAAACGCAACCCAACCAGTCTTATTAGGTAATGACACTGTTGATTTACTTGTTCAATTAACGGAAGCTGTTAAAAATTTAGCTTCTATTTTACAAGTTCAAAGAGATTACCCTAATGGTGCATTAGTAACATCATATAACTCTATAGCGGGTAATGTACTCACTCAAATAAATGATCCAAAAAATGGCATTTTGGCTCAATTAAATAACAATAGTCTTAAATCTAAAACAACTAAAGTACAATAATAGCTATGGCTACAGAAATAGAAATAGAAATAGATTTACAACAAGTATTATCTTTAGTTGGAATTGAATTACCTCAAGTTCCAAGTACTGGTTCTCTTCCTAAGTTACCTAATAAAATTCAACTTAAAGAAATTAAAGGAACTGTAGTTAATTCAATCACTAATGAACCTATCCCAGGAGTTTTAGTTACAAATAAATTATTAAAAAAAGATACTACAAATAAAAAAGGTGAATTTTCTATAAAACACCCTGATATAATAGATACTGGATTAGATCCAACAAAATTTCCTTTAAGTTTTACAAAATTGAAATATGGACCTTTTAATACGGTTCCGTATACATCTGTTGGGGATATTAAATCTAATTTGGGTATAATTGCTTTAAATCCTTTAGAATCTAATCTAAAAAAAGATATTTTAGATCTTTTAAAATTCCCTCCATCTACCGTAGAAGATTATGTCACTAAAGATGTTACAGTAGATTTTAACATCCAAAAGAAAATTAATGTATCTATAGATGATTTAAAGAGTATGGTTATACCATTACTCTTAACCCTAGTAGCAGCATATGGTATTAGTAAAGCTAAAGAATTAATTGAGAAATATGAAAAAGATCCTAAAGCCGCTCTTGAGGAAATAAAAAATTTAATATCATGTCCTCCAAAATCCGAAATAGACAAATTAGTTGCTACTAAAAATAAATTAGTTAAAAAAATTAATGATATATTTACTGTAATTGATAAGACAACAAAGACTTTAGCTAAATCTGAAGAAATTCTAGGGACCTCATCCTTTACAATTAAAACCCTCCGCCAACTTCCTACCCCGGTAGCAATTGGTGGTGTCGGAATACCATTAAATGTAATTACGGGTGTACAAGATGCTCTCAAATTTTTAGATACTTTAGTAGAAAAATTACTTTATGTTAATACTACTACTTTAGCTATTTTAAAGTTATTAAGAGAAGTTTTAGCTCAAGTTCTTTCTATTTTAAAACTTTTAGATATATTAACTCAATACTGTTACCCAAATGCTGGTCAATCACAAATTTCCACAGAATTAACAGCTCTAACCATTCAACAATCCACCCAAACATCACCAGTAGTTACAAATGTAAATGGGTTTGAAATAAGTGTTATAACAGAACAATCAAATAATTCATTAAAACGTAGACGAGCTATAGCTAGAAATAAACAAGGTGTAGTAATGCTACAAGGAGATTTATCATTTAGTTCGATCGATCAGATATTAATAGATGAGCTTGTATTCTATATTCAACAAAACAATTTAAAAGCAGATTAACCCTATATTTATAATCATATGAAAAGTACAGATTTTAAAAAATTAATTAAAGAAGCCGTAAGAGAAGCAATTCAAGAAGAATTGAAGGATATTTTATTGGAAGCAGTAAAATCACCAAAACAAGTAGTTAGAGAATCATATACCCCACCTACTACTCAAACACCCAAACCAACTTATGCTCCACCACCAATAGACTTTAGATCGAAATATGCTGAAGTGTTAGGGGAAACAGCTTTAAGTTTTACTTCACAAGATGCCGTCCCATTTAGACCACAAGTAAGTGATCCTATAAACGGTAATTTAGGTGCAGGTGAATTAGGTATGGATCAAATTATGGGACTTTTAAATAATAAATAATGCCATTTAACTCTCAAACCATAAGTCCTGTTAATTTAAATCCAACAACTGGGTTGGGGGTTAGTATTCCTTTTAGTAATGCTAGTGTTTTTAGTTCAACTTACACTACTCAAGAAACAGTTAAAAATAACTTAATAAATTATTTCCTTACCAATCCTGGAGAAATTCCATTAAATCCTACATTTGGTGCTGGATTAAGAGCTTTTTTATTTGAACAAATATCTGATATAACAACAAGTAATGTTAAATCATTCGTTCAAACTAAATTAAATACTGCTTTTCCTATGATTACTATAAATTCTTTAGAAGTTTTAACTAATCAACAAGATAATAATGCTATTATAATTCAATTAAAATATTATATTCCTAATTCTAATATAAGTGGAAACTTAAACTTCCAATTCTAACCATGGCTACAACAAATAGAGACATAAAATATATTAACCGTGACTTTTCGGATTTTAGAGCACGTTTAATTGAATATGCTAGAACATATTTCCCACAAACTTATAATGATTTCTCAGCAACTTCCCCCGGGATGATGTTTATGGAACAAGCTTCATATGTTGGAGATGTTTTATCATTCTATTTAGATAACCAATTTCAAGAAACATTTGTTCAATACGCTCAACAAACAAACAATGTATTTGAATTAGCCTATATGTTTGGTTATAAACCAAAAACAACAGGTGTAGCCCAAACTAATATTACTTTTTACCAACAAATCCCCTCAAAACTTTCAGCATCGGTCTATATACCTGACTACGATTATGCATTAACTGTAGAAAGTAATAGTACTGTATCTTCTCCTAATGGTGATACATTTTTAATTCAAGATAAAATAGATTTTTCTGTTTCAAGTTCTCAAGACCCAACAACCGTTTCGGTATATCAAATTGCTGGGAATGTTCCCCAATACTATTTACTTGAAAAAACTAGAAAAGCCATCTCAGCTGTTATAAGATCTATTAACTTTAATTTTACTAATCCTGAACCATTTGCTACTGTTAATATAACTGATACTAATATTGTAAAAATATTAGACGTTACTGACTCTGATGGAAATATATGGTATGAAGTAGACCATTTAGGTCAAGAAATGGTATTAGATACAGTTAAAAATACTAATATTAATGATCCAAATATAAACGGAAACACACCATATTTACTTAAACTTAAAAAAGTAGCTAGACGATTTACATCTCGTTTTACTTCTCTTACAAACCTCCAAATCCAATTTGGATCTGGAAATCCCGATACTACCACTGAAGAAATTACTCCTAATCCGGATAATGTAGGTATAGGTTTGCCATTTGAAAAAGACAAATTAACTGTAGCTTATTCACCTGTTAATTTTTTATATACCGGAACATATGGTATTTCACCATCTAGTACTACTTTAACTGTAAGATATTTGACGGGTGGTGGGGTTAATGCTAATGTTAATTCTGGA